AAGCCCTTTTGCAAGAGTCTGACATACGCTGGAAGTACCGTCTTTGTTATTCTTTGTGGTATCTAAACACAGCATAGAAAAAAAAGTTTCGTCTTCTTCAGAAGCTTCTAAAATAAGGTAAATTCGTCCTTCTTTTAGATTCTCTCTTTCTTCTCTTAGAATATCTTCCAACTCTTCGTCTGTTATGTGGGGTGTATCATCCATCTCATTTCCTTCGCTTCCACCAAGGCGCGGGCATTTCATCCTGGGCATACTCAAATTCATGTTTTTCACACCAATCAGCATACGTTGTTTTTGATCCTTTGTAAAGTTTATTCTTTAAGTTTTGAAAAATAAAACGTACCTCAACATCTGGATTCTGTTCACGAACAAGTAGATGTTTTGTTCGATCCTCCGATACGAATAAACCCTTTGTCTCGATATAGATGTCGTAGTCTGGAAGAAAGAAGTCTGGTGTGTATGTTCTTTCTTTTGGAGTGTAAGAAAACTTTGTTGGTTCGTATTCGTAGCGTATACCCTTTTGATCAAGGAATACAGAGAAGGTATGTTCAAAATTTGATCGATATTTATTCATTTGCGCTTGACCGTAAATCTCGAATAGAAAGAAGACAGTTCATTGAGCAAATGCTCCTTCGCCTCTTTTGAGTATGAAGATATGGTATCCACTGAAAACTGATAGTGGTCTAAAGATTCTCGACACAGGATTCCAACTGTTCCCACACTAAGAATCTTCTCTATTACTTCTAGAGATCTTCTAAGTTCATTCTTGAATAAAATAAACTCTTCATCTTTCCAATATGACTCAGGATCATGTCCTCCATATTTCTTAACTATTATGGGGAAAGCATTCGCAAGTACTCTAAATCTACCATTGGTAAAAGGTAAACCATCTTGTTTCTTATTATCTGCGTAGATGAATATACAGTCCTTATTCTCAAGGATGTCCGCTTCTACAATGTTGAATATCGAAACCAGTGGCATCAAATTTCCTCGTTGTCCTTGTCTTCAGCTTCAAGATCCAGGCTCTTCTCTCGTATGCGCCCTTCTTTGAAATCATAGAATAACTTAGCACATAGTCCTGTAAGACCAGAGAACCTATTCTTGATAACCCTCACGTAGGTTGTATGCCGCTCAATTAAATCATCCGCTTGTCCGTTGCGTTCAAGCCCTATTACAATGTCTGATAGTTGTCCAATACTAGCAGAGCCTCTAAGGTCAGACAATGACGTATTCAAGCCTTCCTCGTGAGAACCTTGTAAGGGTCTACGCAAATGAGAAACCATCAATAAGCAAATATCCAGTTCTTGTACCAGCGTTCTCAGTTTAGTCATACATTCATCTATGGTCCTGCGCTCATCATACGCATGTTCTTGAGAACTCACAATAATACTTATATGGTCAAGTATGACATACTTACACTTAGCAGCTTTGGCAAAGTATCTAATACGTGACAGTATGCTGTCTATGCTGTTAGATCCAAAATGATCAAAGAAGAAATAGCGTCCTGATCCTACCGTATTATTAAAAGCTTCTTCATATTCTTGTTCTGTGTATTCTGTGTCGGGAAGATGAAGCTGTTTACAAAGTTCAAGACTCATTATAGCTTCCGCTGTATTACGAACATTCTCTTCCATGAACATTAAACCGATGTTATCATCAGTATTGTCAAAGATATGCTTTATAATCTCTCTTAAAAAGCTGCTCTTGCCAATCCCCGTACCTGCGCACACCGTTATAAGTTCCCCCATTCTTATACCGTATGTCATTCTATTCATACCGTCATAGGGATAAACAACAGAAGTCTTGACTACCCCATTTTTCAAGGAATCCCATAAAGTTGTTCCCGAAACAATGCCATCTGGTGTATAATTATCGGCATTCCACCACGACTTCATAAACCCCTCTTTGTCATTAGCCAGAAGGTATTCATTTGCATCTTTGTGTTTCAAGAGATGAACAACACGGGCTTTAGGAGCTAACAACTCTGCAGCTTTCTTGGCAGCTTTCTTTCCAGGCTCATCGTTATCGAAGCACAAAACAATATTATCGTAACTCATTAGATACTCAAAGGATGCCTCAATATCCTTTAGAACGCTGGAAGCCCCGTTACGAATAGACACAACGGGCCATTTCGATCCCATCATCTGGTAAGCAGCGAGAGCATCAAGCTCTCCTTCGCATATGGTGATGTACTTACCACCTTTAGAAAAATTCTTCTGCCCAAAGAGTTGGGCATCACCCCACTCTCCCACTGTGCTAAACCTTTTCTGCCCATCTGCAGAACTTCTTCTTATCTTGTTTGCTACCCACTCGCCATCCTCATTATAGTACGGGTAAAAGTGCTTATTGCCTCGCACTGTAACATTGAAGACTTGACACGTTTCTTTGGTTATACCCCTGTCAGAGAGAGCCATACTTACACCAGAATCTAAGAGTGCCTTGTTTACTTGGATATGGCGTATCTCTTCTTTTATGTTTACATTGACTGCGCTCATTTCTCTACCTTCCTCATAACCACTATCATCAGATAATTCATCAACATTTCCTGACGCTGTGTATCTCTCACAAGAATGACAGTACGTACTACCATCAATGTTTATAGACAGAGCATCACTACTTGTACAATGTGGACAAGGTTGATGTGTACTAAGATATGACATTACATAAGTATCTCTTCAACTCTTGGTTCCTTCTCAACATGCGTGAAATAGACAGGACCACCAGCATAGGAGAAAACTCTTAGACCCTGACCATCGTTAGCATCCTCCCAACATTCATGCTTAAAGTCACAGTAGGTACAATTCTTATCAAGGATTTTGTTACCCTGTTTACCTTCGTCACGATCAGCATAACATCGATCAGGAAGAGACTTGTCTTTGACAATTTCTTTTAGATCTGCAATGCGCGTCTTCGCATCTATCATTGTCAACTCATCCAACTCAACAAGAACCATTTCTGCAGTGTTCTTATTGTAAGCTAAGAAGTATCCCGTATCATCTCCTTCTGCTTGAACATAACTACTTAATTGTCCTACATACCCAAAAGGATCATCAATGTGAAGAAGATTATCTTTAAATTTTTTAAAACCAAAATCAGAAGCCGATTTAATATCAACTACAACATCATTTATTTTAGCATCTATGTGTCCTTTGATGCCTTCCAGAACGACTTCCTTCTGACGATCCATAACTTTGTGTCCTGCTTCTTGTGCAAGAAATAAAAGGAACGACTCAACGAGATTGCCAAAGAAGAATTTTAATTTCTGTTGTCCACCAAATTTCTTTGTTTCTTTATTATTAAATTCATACCATAACTTACGATCATGTTTTCCAATAGCGGACATTCGAAGTCTTCCACTGTTATCCCTGTTATCAGGTGATAGAAAACTTTCCACGTCTTCACGCAAAGCTTTAAAGAACTCTCTCAAGTTCTTTTCATTGACTCCCTCTTTTCCATCTTCAAGAAGTTTGTGTATGTCGGGTATAAGTGTATAAATATTTTTCTTCATAAGAGTTCCTTCTTTAAATACCGTCAACAAAAAGAAAGTGTATACTAGCAGCCCCAACCCCTCGCTCTAGTATCAGCGGCTTCCTTTACAGCCACTCCAACCTACCATAGAACTGAACTTCTAATAATTTTAGAGTTCGTCAATCTCCTCCCTTGTGTCAAACGGAACTTCGTTATCATCGAAATCATCTTCTGGTTCAAGTTCTTCACTTCCACCATACTCAACAAGTGATGTAACCATGACGCTGTTAAGTCCTGCGCCAACACCTGTTTTATCTCCAAACGTCCACGCATAAGGACGAATGGAAACTTTCACTTCAGATCCGTTACCGATAAGAATTGAACCATCCATTGCTTGCGCCCGCCGATCAAGAACTTTTGGGGGATACTTCTTGGATTTGGCTGTGATGAAACGTCCTTTGTCAGCTTTATCACCAGTTCCCTTCTTGGCATCTATGCCAACGGATTTAAGCGACTTAACTGTTTCAGTGTTAAGATTACAAACGTCAATCTGAAACTTTCCACTCAACTCATTTGGTTCAAAAACCGAAGCCCACTGGGCTGTTCCTCGTACTATCATATAGATCTCTCCTTTTTCTCTGGTATCTATGTCCACAATGGTTGGAGTCTACGCCCCCTATTTGTACTTGTCAACCCCCTTTTTCCACTTTTTCCACTTTTTCCCATATTTCGGTGTCCACAACATACGAATACGGATGAAGGATATTCTCCATAGACACAAGACTGATAACGTCTTTGCGTCCACTCCTTTGGTATATTTTATAAACCGCATCCGATGGAGCATCGACAAATAAAGGAACAACCGTAGTTTCGCAGTAATCTTTTAGATTCTCACGATCTACAATAACGAAATCGTCAGCCCGCTCAAATACGATTTTGTCAGCCTTTCCGTACAGCCATCCTAGCTTACCTTGCACATTGTGAAACTCTACCCAAACAAAGGCATCGTTGTAATCTCCATTTCTGTGAAGTTTCTTACGTGATTTCACATCGACTGAGTATTGTTCAGTATCTTTTGTTAATATCAGGTCAATGTGATCCTTGATATTCATCGACGTTGATGCTGTCTCAACATTGTAGCCCCGTGCTTCAGCAAGATGTTGAAAAAGCCCTTCTGCTTTAAAGCCGTGTTGTATTTCTAATGTGTATCGGCCCATGTTTTACCTACCTTTGCATCTGCATTAAGTTCCAGTCGTACGTCCAGGAATTCCCCTGTTCTTTGCATCATTTTATCAGCACTCTCCATGATTGCTTCTACATCAGTATTTAAAACTTCGTATTGTAATTCGTCATGTATAGTATTAACTAAACGAGCGTTTAATTTGTTATGCTTTATATAGTGGTGCATATACACACTCCATTGTTTACAAACTATTGCTCCTGCACCTTGCAACAAAGTATTCAAAGCGGCGTGTTGGTGCCGTATCAGAATGCGTCTTCCATCTAAGCCTTTAACGCTGCCTCGTAAGGCGGCTTGTGCTACACGGTCTATTAATTTTGACAGGGATGGCATATTACAAAGAAACTTATTTCTCAATCGCGCACCGTCCTTGGACGTTCCGTTAATAATGGACCCAATCTTTTCCGCACCAGCACCATATAAAAATGCATAAATAAATGTTTTAGCACTTGATCTGTCAGGAAGTCCCGCCGCCTTCTGATTTTCAACGTGAGGATCACCATGTAATACAATGTCAATGTACTTTTTGTCATTCATGTAATGAGCTAACATCCTCAATTCAAGCCCCTTCGCATCCATGCCTACTAGGCTGTATTTGTCAGGGTTCTTAACTGTAAAGCACTCTCGACATTCTTTACCGTAAGGTTTGTCAACAGAAACAACATTAGCCATGTTGGGATCGGCATGTGTCATGCGTCCTGTAACAGCCCCCATTGAAAAAACCCTACCGTGTATACGATTGTCAGCGTGACAAGCATCTAACCAACTCTCTACAGTTTTCCAACGAGATTCTAACATCTTCCATTCTGCTAATTTCTTGGCAGACAGGGGAGCATTGTCAGATATTGTTTCAAGATTTTGTTCGCATATTTTTGGCGATCCTTTAGGTGTAAACACCGTGGGATGCCATCCACAAATATTCAATCGTTCAATGATTTGTTTTGGACTTGCAAGATTAAAGGGTTCATACTTGAACATAGAAAAAGAACCACCAACAGACTCTTCCGCATCTGGTATGTCCTTTAAACCTA